TTCAAGTTTAGTACGTACGCATATCCATGGATTTACTGGAGTTGTAAAAATTGTTTGCGACGAACGACAATACACGAGGAACTTCAATTTTATGAAACTCCACCGTATTACGACAAAGAACCCGATATCCTCTATGGTCTAGATGATGTGACCCGATACATTCTTGAAAACTATTATGGTAAACACCTAACCCTAAAAGACCTCGCAGTGGAATTGGGTGTCACTGTATATACAGTCACGAAATGGAGAGACAAAGCACTTCTTACAATCAATTAAAGATGTCGCGCAACTGTATTACAAATGGCGCTCAAAAAGGAAGAAATCACGTCTCGTGAGAGTCCAGATGCCATGCAAAAACGCATGTTTGAAGCCAAGATTGCCGCCATGAACGAGGCGATGAAAGGCGAAAAGATTCGTTACAAGTCCAAACGAGACCCCGAGCGATTCTTAGAATTCTTGGAGTATCGATTGACGATTTGGGAACAACTCAAGGATGAAAAGTTCCACGCGAAGCGAATGTACGAAAAGACAAAAGAGGTCATTGAGGGTCTCACTTAAGACTTGAGTAGTGTCCCGCAATGTAATACACATCTTCAAAACCCAATTCCTCTAATTTCTCTGCCGCAAATCTGGCTCGTTGCCCAGTGTTGCAGTAGACGAGCAAACCCTTCTTTGGGAGTTCCGTGGTAGTTTTCCTATTGATTTTACTCACTGGAATGTGAAGAGCGCCCCGATAGTGACCAGCTCTGTACTCGGTAATTGTGCGAACATCAATGACTTTCTTTATCTTTCCTGAGCGAATCAACTTCTTAGCTTCCTTGGAACTCACGAGATTATCACCCGTGAAGGTGTACGCTGCGGCGGCTGCGAGAGTTCCGACGATAATAGCTGGAATCATTTACAATATACACACATTTAATTGCTTCCCGCCCAATTTAGTATTTGAGTCAAAGACCACGAGCTATTAATAGTTTTGGGAAATTCTATTTTTACTAAAGTTTTTCTAGCCTTTTCAACATTGATACCATTCACAAGTTTTGGTATTTGTGCGATGTGATTCAAGTTAAATCGGTTACCACGGGTGTTTGTGATTTTCAAAAAATATGGAAAGTTTGTTTCAAAGTATTTCCATCGGAGTGTCTTTCTATTTGAGGGTGGCACATATTTATGAATGAGTCCCCACACCACCATCTTTATGAATACGAGACGATCCCGTGGATCTCTTGGACCGAGGGGTGTTCCGAGAGTATCGTGCATCATGGCGATGAAGGCTTCTATGTAACAAAAATGATGTTGAGACAATTCATCATATTGTGAAATTTCAAAAGACTTTTCAAGAACCTTTGTATTTCTTATATTTATCTTTGTATTGCGAAGAAGATCTTTATAATTTTCCAAATTTGTCGTCACAAATCCACCCGTCGGTTGGGCTGTGGATTGTTTATTTCGTATGGTATACGTATTTCCATATACCGTACGCAGTTCGTTCTTGAATTCTGTACGCCCCGCACCCATGGAATTGAATAATTTAATTGACTTCTCTCTGTGATTGACCCTCGCGAGAGCGTAGTGTCCGTCACCACCCGGATATGTGTGTGCTATATGAAGATATTGGATACCTTTACGGTTCTTTGTGGATTTCGTCATGTTGGATGTTTTACGACACACAAACTTGAAGTCATAGTTGGATTCCTTTTTTATATCTTTCCCAATCTGTTCAAAGACTCCACGGCTTTGGAGAAGTTGTTTCGCGATTTCAGCAGCGTCTTCAATAGCCATGAGATGCCTCGCCGCGAGACTTGTGTTTATCTTACTCTCAATATAGTCGTTTTTGTCAATCTCAGCCGTCTCACCTTTTACCCTCAAAAGGCGATCGCGAACATCGCGATTTTTAATAAGTTTGATTGGAACGAGATCCATCTTATCCTACATATCATTGATATTTTTAAACCAATCGTATGTAAGGTTTTGTAATTATGTTAAAAGTAAAATTAATTACCAAACGCGACACCAGCCATACCATCCTTAATTCGAAGAATGTTATAGTTAACTGCATAGACGCGATGAAGCGCGTTACCACCACTTGGGCCGACGAGGGTCAATTTCGCGTTATCGATGCGGGAGAAGTTAAGAGTCCCGGTTGGTTGCATTTTGCTCATAGTGAGACAGAATGGCCATGTGAAGGTTGGGAGGTCATCAAGGACGTCGTCTGGAAGATCTGTGCAGTGCATTTCTGGAACCACGTTATGGTGGTACACGTTTGACGTTTCTTCGAAAAGGGCGACACCGTTAATGTAAAGTGAAGACTTTTGGAAAGTAAATTCAACATCCCAATTGTTGGCCGTGGCTAAACCCGACACCAAGTGAAGAGATTTCACTGGGTGGTTGAAGTAACTGAGATCGAGATCGGTATCCCCAGGGTTGGCTGGCTGATATTGAGTTTGTGTAATTAAAAGTTCATGTTCATTATCGGTGAAAAATTTGCGTTCATCGGTGTCCAAGTAAACGTAGTTCGCATAAACCTTTGGTGGTGTTGGTGGTGTAAATCCACCGTCGCGGCATTTCACACGGATTTCAACGTCGTGATATTGCAAGGCCACGAGTGGGAGAGCCTTTGTCCAATCTTCCCCAAAGAAAAATGGAATCATGTAGTAGTTTCCTGAATGATTTTGCTTTTTGACGTTTGTGGTTATGGCACAAGACGCCTTAGCGCTGTTGTCTCTTAAAAGAGGGTTGTGAACACCCTGGACGAAAAGAGAATCAAGTTCGCAAACTTTTTGACCCCCAATCCACAATTGGAAAGCGGTTGGCGTCGTGGACGAGGATGAAAAAAATCCAGTGGCGTTTGTACCGACGTTGGCAATATCGGTACTTTCGACCCACACGTAACTCAAGAGATCACCCTTGGAGCGAATGGGAATGATGACTTCATTTGAGTCGGCAAAGGTGCCGATATAGTCCATGCGTTCGGCTTTCATCGCAAAGTTTGTATGGCGTTTATAGTTTTGTCTGAAGAAGCTCACCTCTGGCTGACCAGTGATGTACACATCCTGGGCTCCTTTAGATACAAGGTCAATCAAAGCAGCTGACATTTTTACTAATATAGTATATTAAAATTTTCGTTCGATTATTACATAATGGTAACCTTCCAAGCTTTAACATGGGAGGCCCGAGATACTGACGACGAGCATTTAATCAGCATTTTTGGTAAGGATGAAGGTGGTAAATCGGTCTGTGTTACAACCGCGTTCACACCATATTTTTTTGTAAAACTTCCCGGGAATATCGACAACCAAAAAATAAGACGAATATATCAAATCCTGGATGAAAAATGTAGCGATTCTCTAGTTTCTTATTCGGTCATGAAATCAAAAGACGTCTGGGGTTTCCAGAACAATGAAGAGTTTCCATTTATGAAACTTAATTTTAAAAACCTCCAAGCTAGAAGATTAGTTGATTCTTTCCTGAGGAAGACACTCGACAAAACCCCCGATCTTTTCAGTATATTTGGGACAAGAAACGTTAAAGTTTATGAATCAAATGTAGATCCAGTTCTTCGTCTCATGCATCGCACTGGTATCCAGTCAACTGGATGGCTTGATAGTGGTGATAAATGTATTCGTTCACATCTTGCAAATGTTGATATCGATCTATTCTGTAACGATTGGAATACACTGAAACCTGTCGCTCGGGACGACATTGCACCATTTGTTGTGGCTTCTGTAGACATTGAATGTAATAGTTCTACAGGTAAATTTCCAGACGCCGATATTGTTGGTGACGCGTGTTTTCAGATTGCAATTTCCCTGTGTAAGTTTGGCTCAGACGAACCATATGACAAGACATGTTTGTGTTACAAACAAACTGATTCGAATTTAGATGGTTGCGACATTCGAAGTTATGATACAGAGAGGCAAATGCTTGAAGCTTTTCAAAAATACATTCAAAAGAAGGATGTCGATATCATCACAGGTTGGAATATTTTTGGGTTTGATATGGAGTACATTTACAAACGAGCGCGTTTGAATCGTTGTCATTATGAATTCTTCAATTTGGGTAAACTCAAGGATACCGAGTCTGAACTTGTTATTAAAAAGCTGTCATCGAGTGCGCTTGGAGATAATCTCTTGAAACTCCTTCCAATGACTGGTCGTTTTACATTTGATATGTTCCATGAAATCAAGAAGGGATACAAACTTGACAGTTATAAATTAGATAATGTATCCAAACTTTACCTTGGCGACCAAAAGATTGATATGCCCCCCAAGGAAATGTTCGCTCGTTATAGAGAAGAGGATCCGGTTAAATTGAGGGAAGTTGCTGAGTATTGTATCAAGGACACACTCCTTCCACATAAACTCATGAAGAAGCTCTGTACCCTTTTGAATCTAGTTGAGATGGCTAAAGCTACGTGGGTTCCAGTTCCATTTCTCGTAGAACGTGGTCAGCAAATAAAAGTTTTCTCGCAACTCACAAAGAAAGCTCGGGAGTTGGGATTCATGGTGCCAACTATCCGGTATGGGGCAATCCCCGAAGAGCCATACGAAGGTGCTACGGTATTGGACGCCCAAAAGGGTGCCTATTACACCCCGATTACAGCTCTAGATTTTGAAGCGCTGTACCCATCTATCATGATGGCACACAATCTATGTTACTCAAGTTACGTGATGGATGAAAAGAAGTATGGAAATATACCTGGTATCAATTATGAAGTTTTCAATATCGGTGACCGAACTTACAAGTTTGCACAAGATGTACCGAGTCTTCTTCCTAATATTCTTATGGAACTAAAACAGTTCCGTAAACAGGCTAAACGGGACATGGCAGCGGCGACTGGCTTCATGAAGGAAGTCTACAATGGAAAGCAATTGGCCTATAAGATTTCAATGAACTCGGTCTACGGTTTTACTGGAGCTGGTAAAGGTATCCTACCTTGTGTTCCAATCGCTTCTACGACGACATGTAAAGGTCGATCTATGATTGAGGAAACAAAGAACTATGTAGAAGCAAACTTTCCCGGGGCAAAGGTCAGATATGGGGACACGGATTCAGTCATGGTTGAATTTGATGTGGGTGATCGCAAGGGTGAGGATGCTATCGCGTACAGTTGGGAAGTAGGTGAGAGAGCTGCTGAAGAGTGTAGCGCTCTTTTCAAGAAGCCTAATAACTTGGAACTTGAAAAAGTTTATTGGCCGTATTTCCTCTACAGTAAGAAGCGCTACGCTGCTAAACTTTGGACGAAGGGTAAGGATGATAAGATGCACATGGACTACATTGATGTCAAGGGACTTCAAATTGTTCGTAGAGATAACACACCTCATATGAGGGAAGTGTGTAAAGAACTTCTTGATGTAGTTCTCACGTCGAGTGACCCTGGTCCACCCAAAGAGTTGGCAAAAGAGCGAGCTATTGAGCTTCTCTCGGGGGATATACCCAATGAAAAGCTCATTCTTAGTCAAGGTCTCTCAGACACATACAAGGTCGGTGGTAAAAATGTATCAGTAACAAGTCCTGAAAGTATAAATATCAACCAATCGCATGTACAAGTTGTGACCAAAATGCGAGAACGAAAGCCGGGGTCTGAGCCACAATCTGGTGATCGGGTACCATACATTCTCACACAGACTACAGACCCCAAAGCTAAAGCGTATGA